CCAAGTGCTGTTACAATCGGTCATGAATTTAGTATTAATGGCAGTACTGTAACATTTACAGGCACAGGTGTTGACGATATTGTTAGCGATATCAATGGCGTATTTACAGGTGGTAGTGCCGCAATAACTGGTGTACAGGCATACAATAACAGTGGTGTATTAGAAATTTACGTTATTGGTTCGTCAGCATCAGATGGTGCAACTGCATCCGCATCAGCTGCATTTGCTAATGTGTCAGGTACTGCTTTAGCAGACATGGGCATTACAGCGGGCACCTTTAATGCTCCAAGATTACAAGAGAGTGGTTACACTACAGTTCCTACATGGCAAACAGGTGCGGCAACTCCAGCACCATCAGGCAGCATGTGGGTAAAACTTGATGGATATTTAGGTGGTGCTAATGGCAACAATATTGTTGTTAAAGTGTACTCATCAACATCAGGCTTATGGGAATCAAAGACAGTATATGCTTATGATTCTATTACAGATGCTACAACAGGAAGAGGTGGCACAGATCCAAGAACAATCGCAGTGGGTACGCTAATAGTTGACCACGACGTTGCTTCTGCAGATGAAGTTACATTTAAACCATACAGACGCAAAAGTTCAGGCGAACTTGCTGTAACTGGTTCAAATACTTCACCAACATTTGTTAACTTAGAAACCTTTACAATTAACGGCACAACTGTAACACTAGGTGGCACAGCCGCAAGTGATTTCTTAACAGCAGTTAGCGCCGCCGCAATTACAGATGTTTCCGCAAGAGTAGAAACTTCAGGCGCAGTTACATTAGTACACGCTAAAGGTGACGATTTAGTACTTCGTGAAACATCAGGTACACCACTAGCAGACGCAGGTATTTCTGCTTCACTAGCAAATGTATATACACTTCCAAACGGTGACTTAATTGGCACAAACTGGGAAGAATTAACATATGAAGCATCCGCAACAGTGCCTACATCAGATCCAGCCGCAGGCGATTTATGGTATGATACAACACTTGTTGCTGACATTATGGTTCATGATGGTACAACATGGAAAGGTTATCAAAATGTATCCACAGATTATCGTGGTTATGATTTAAGTCAAACAGATCCAGCAGGTCCAATTTTTGCAGCCGCAGAGCCTTTGACACAGTCAGATGCTACAGCACTTGTAAACGGTGATCTTTGGATTGATACTTCAGATCTTGAAAATTATCCAAAGTTATATCGTTATCAGTCAAGTGCATGGGTATTAATTGATGGAACAGATCAAACATCATCAAACGGTATTTTGTTTGCTGATGCAAGATGGCAAACAGCAGCCGCCGCTAAAGTAAGTGGCTCAGGTGCTGGCACCGCATCAAGCATTGCAGACCTATTAAGTGATGACTTCTTAGATCCAGATGCTCCAGATCCAGCATCCTATCCACGTGGTATGATGTTATGGAACACAAGACGTAGTGGTTATACAGTAAAAGAGTATAGAGCAGACGAAGTAACAGTAGCAAAATATTCTTCAGGTAACCCACGTATGTCAAGTGAATCTGTTGCTACTTATTATCCAGATCGTTGGGCAAATAAGTCAGGCACAAACTCAAATGGTTCATTAAGCGCCGGCCGTAAGTCACAACGTGCAGTTGTTGTCGCCGCAATGAAATCAGCAGTTGATGCCAATACAGATATTCGCGAAGAGCAACGTCAGTTTAACTTAATTGCAGCTCCGGGTTACCCAGAATTGCTATCTAATATGACTACACTAAACGTTGATAGAAAGGAAACAGCACACGTTATTGGCGATGCGCCGTTCCGTTTATCAGACAATGCCGCAAATATCCAAGCATGGAGTAAAAACTCAGCCGCCGCAGAAGATAACGGTGAAGATGGACTAGTAACTAACAATGAGTATATGTCAGTTTATTACCCATCAGGCTTTGCTAATGACTTGGCTGGTAACAGTGTTGTTGTTCCAGCATCCCATATGATTCTACGCACGTTTGCTTATAATGATAGTGTAGGTTATCCATGGTTTGCAGCCGCTGGTACAAACAGAGGCAAGGTTTCAAATGCAACAGCAATTGGTTACATTGACAGCGTTGGTGAGTTTAACAGCATTGCAGTAAGAGAAGGACTACGTGACGTATTATATGCTGATAACATTAACCCAATTACATTTATTAATGGTAGTGGTTTAATGAACTTCGGTAACAAGACCCGCTCTTCCACTTCATCAGCAATTGATAGAGTTAACGTTTCAAGACTTGTGTCTTACATGAGACGTCAACTAGATCTTATCGCAAAACCATTTATTTTCGAACCAAATGATGAATTAACCCGTAATGAAATTAAGGGCGTAATTGATTCATTCTGTAACGAACTATTGGCTAAGCGAGCAATTGGTGATTACTTGGTAGTATGTGATGAGTCTAACAACACACCGGCTAGAATTGACCGTAACGAATTATACGTTGACGTAGCAATTGAGCCAATTAAGGCGTTAGAGTTCATCTATATTCCAGTAAGATTGAAGAATACAGGAGAAATAGCGGCTCTTTAGGGCTTAAACATTGATTAGGGGTGGTGAAAGCCACCCCTAACATGTAGATAAATATAATAAGAAATTAGGAGAATAATATGTCCGTAGCGTCATTAACAAAATTTACAGTTCCAATTAGTGGAGCTGGATCTCAGGGTACTTTGATGCCGAAAATGAAGTATCGCTTTAGAGCGATTATGGAAAACTTTGGCGTTACCACTCCAAGATCAGAGATTACAAAAAACGTAATTGATATTCAAAGACCAACAGCATCGTTCGAAAGTCAAGTATTGGATGTTTACAACTCAAAGATTAACATCATTGGTAAACATACATGGGATCCAGTCTCAATTAACTTACGTGATGATATTAACGGTGAAATGACTCGTCGTGTGGGCGAGCAGATGCAGAAGCAGTTTGACTTTTTCGAACAAATGAGTTCTGTAGCTGGTGTTGATTACAAGTTTACATTAAAGTATGAAGTACTTGATGGTGGCAATGGTTCAACAGCACCAGGCGTTTTAGAAACCTGGGAACTATATGGTTGCTATATTGAAAACGTAAACTACAATGACTTGGCTTACACAGCAAGTGACCCAGCAACAATCACAATGTCAATTAAATACGACAACGCACTAAACACACCAATTGGTGGAGGCGTTGGCGCACCTGTAACAAGAGGGGCGGGTTCCGTAGCTACAGGCTAAGTAAATGGCATCGTATCTTAACAATTATTTGCGTGGTATTGGAGCCGGCGGTTTTATGAAGGACTACCGCCACGCAAGTAACCTTTATTCTGCAAGCAGTTATAGATTAGCACCTAAATTTAGGTTTCTCTATCATTGTGTTTTCGTTTTAGACAACTCAGTCAAATATCAAAACTATCAAGATAACGAAGTTGGATTTATGGTAAAGTCTGTTGATCTTCCTGGTATTAGTTTTGATATAGAGGAAATTAAGCAGTATAACAGAAAGTCATATAACTATACTGGTGTTGCATACAATCCCGTTAGCATTGCTTTTCATGATGATAATGCAAACAATGTTAGAAACTTTCTAGCAAATGTTTATAATCATTATACATCAGATGGTACAAAAACTGACGGTGAGTATGCAGTTAGAACAGGTGGGATGAAAGATACATACTTAGAAGCAAGTTCAAGCGCAACATTAAGTTGGGGTTTGGATTCAGATTTCACCAAGCAAGGTAAAGGATTAATTAAAGAGATACAAATTATTTCTTTAAGCAAAGGTGTTGGTAGTCGTTATACATTAAAGAACCCTATCATAACACAATTTTCTCATGGATCACATGACCAAAGTGATGGAGCAGGAGTTAAAGATAGTACAATTGCTGTAAGTTATGATGCATATACATACGCAGACGTTAATATAGCACAAATTCCTAACTTTGGAGTAGCATATGATCGACAAGTAGGCTCAACATCATCAGGCTTAGGTCTTGATGCAAATGGAATTGTACAAAATTTAAGATCAGTATTAGATTCAGTTCCAGATAAAAACCCATATGATATTTTAAATACAGCAGTGCAGACTGCCGCACAAATAGAATCTTTTGATAATAGAAATTTAATTCAAAATGTTTTTGGCACTTCATTACCAAGTACAATAGACCAAGTAGCGAAGAACGTCAACAATGCATTTCCTACTGCTACTATTAAAAAAGCACAAGAAATAATCAAAGGAATTAAAGGATAATCCAATGCCAAAATACACTAATTATTATAAAAACACCGCGGTGCCAGTTAATACCACACAAAGTGGAAAACCAAGCATTGATGAAAAAAGGCAACGATATTTTGACAACTACTATACCAAAGTTCAGTCAGTCGATCCTGCTCAGTTTGATATTGTTAATGGATTTTTAGAAGGAAGAAATTACTCCGAATCTGTTAAAAGGAACTTGTCAATTTCTCTATTAGAGATTGCAAAAGAACAAGGATTATCCATAACGGATTTAATTAATCAACTTAATACAATAGAAGATACTTTAAAGTTAAACACACTTCTTTGTATTTTATTTAATACTACAAGAAACAGAACTAGCGTAATAGGCTTTAACAAAAGTAATAAAGTAATTAGTGCAGTACAAAGAACAATACTGGCTTAAATCATGGCAAAGTATGCCCAAGGGAAGTTCATTCCAAAAAACTACAAAAAATACGTAGGAAAAGGATCACCAACTTATAGAAGCGGATGGGAATTTGCCTTTATGAAGTTTTGTGATAATCACCCATCTGTAACAGAGTGGGCAAGTGAGCCGATGAGAATACCTTACCGTAATCCACTTACAGGAAAGCAAACGACATACGTGCCTGATTTTTTAATTGTTTACCAAGGAAGTGCTGGTAAACGACAAGCAGAATTAATAGAAGTAAAGCCAAAAAGCCAAACGCTAATGGAACGAGCAGGGAAAAGCAAGTATAATCAAGCACACGTAGCAGTTAACCACGCCAAGTGGGAAGCGGCTTATAAATGGTGTAAGCAACAAGGTATACGTTTTCGCATTGTTACCGAGGACGATATTTTTCACCAAGGTGGCAAAAAGAAATAAGTATATACACTACTTAAAAAACTAAAGTGTTACTTGAAAATCTAAACTATATTTTTGTCTGTTATCCACACGGCGGAGGCGGCGAATTCCTATCATACATTATAAGCAAAGCACCAGAGTGTAATACACTAGTGCGGCGTAAGGTTGGCAATCGCACAAAAGTACACGATATTTTTAACCAGCATATGCTTAGATTGGACTTTAGTATTGAACGTTGTTTTAGCGACTACGGTGATAACGGTGATTTGTCAATGATAGATCCAAACAAGCACGTTATAGTTCCAACACACTACAGAGAAAGCACAATAGGAAAGTATTTTAATAATTATAAAATTATTAATATTTTATATCCACATACTGAAGAAGGGCATAAAAGAATTTTGCGTAATGTTAAAGATAAAGTGTGGCTGCAACCACAGCCTACACAGTTGGAATTTTTTGGTATGTTACAGCAGTTGGAAAAGACTGTTGGCAACAGAGATTGGTTTGTTAATACACACTTTTCGATGAATACAATTGATATTTTATTGTTGTCGAAGGGTAAAAAAATAACTGATGAGAATAGAGAACAGTTAGAGCGTGACTGGGATAATAGCGAGCAACAAGTACATAAACAACAAGATGATAATTTATCAATTGAATATGAAAATATTGGAAACGCATTAGAACAAATTGGCGAATACTTAGACATTACAGTTACAGATGAAATGCTAACAGAATTTAAGAATAAAGTAAGCAATGATGAAAAAATATAATTTAAAATATATAGACGTAATGGTACAATACGCTTGTAGTTTATCCTGCAAGGGCTGTATTGTAATGTCTAACTATGATCGTAAAGGACATGTTTCTTGGAAGGAGGGCGAGCAGTGGCTTAAAGAATGGAGCACACGAATTAACCCAACCGAAGTCAATCTAATGGGAGGTGAACCACTACTTAACAAAGACTTCGAACAATGGTTATATGGTGTGCGTGAGATATTCCCTAATTCACGTATAAAATTTATTACTAACGGGTTTCATTATAAAGTCCGTCCTAACTTATACCAGTGGTGTAAGGAAGTGGGTAATATATTGGTACAAACGAGTTTACACTATCGCCCTCCACCCAAGGAATTTGTTGACAATATTATGTTTTTTCTTAAACAAACAGATTGGAAAATAGATAACACACCATTCACACAGGCAGAAAAACTTATGATGCTAACAGATAAAAACGCAAGTGTTAAATGGCATATGAATCTGTTTGGAGAGTTTAGGCGTCCGTTTATGGGAGAGGGAGCAGATATGTATCCTGCTAATAATGATGATTATGAAGGAGCGCACAGAGTTTGTGGATCGCCAAGTTCGCCTATTATATATAGAAATAAACTATATAAGTGCCCTGCTATTGCTAACCTAGAAGATACATTAAAAGTGTTTGGCAAGGAAAACGAAGAACAGTGGGCACCGTATCTAAACTCTGGATTAAACTACGACAGTGATTTGGTTGGATTTATAGACAATTATAATAAACCAAATAGCATAGTATGTAAAGCGTGTAGTAGCAATGCGGCTGAGATAGAGTACGACCATTATGAACAAGGAAATGTTATAACTAGAAAAGAATATAACAAAATAAAATGAGTAAATTAATTACTAGCGGATGTGGAATTAGCCAAAGAGATTTTAAACATTATCCAATTTGGGTTCATTTTCCTACGATCAGCCATAAACTAAAACATATTTCTATTGGCGGCCCAGCAGTGGGAAACGAATATATTGGTAGAACATGTAAAAAGCACATATTAGAAAACTTGGATGTCGAAGCAGTCATTGTACAATGGACTAGTATTGGAAAACTTGATCTATTCGTAGAAAACGAAAACACTTTAGACGAAATCAAAGACTTTAATTTACGAAATTTCGTTGTTGATATGAATTCATCAGTGGTGAATCATAGGGGGTTTTGGCCTAGCAGTAACAGTAGTGATAATTTTATAAAAGAATTATATAATAATAATTTTAAGTCTAAGATTTACGATCACATAAAAGATCTAGAATATATATTAGACATTCAAACGTTATGTGAATTACATGGTATACCTTATTACTTCTTTTTTGGATACGAGTTTGATTTTGAATTTATAAGAAACACTTCCGAATTGGAACACTTGTACAAGAGTATAAACTGGAATAAATTTATGACTCGAACACCCATGTATGCTCTTTATCAAAATAGCGATGAATACAAGTTAGATATATTTGATAAAGATCCGAGATATATGTCACCAAACAGTGCATTCCAAATTAGTTTTTATATAAAATATATCGTTCCAATACTAAATGAACGGTTTACTCCTACTAATTTTGATATAACACGCTTAGAAAATCATTGCATCAACTTGGCTAAAGAAATGAAGAACAAATGAGTATTAGATTGCCTTTGAAGCGTGTGGCAGACAATATGTACGGCTTGCACGTAGAACTCACGACCAAATGCAATGCTTGGTGTCCGGGGTGTCCTAGAAGCAATAATGGATTTGGACTAAAAGAAGGTCATAAGTTAATCGATTTAGATCCAGATTATCTACTAGACTTTGTTACTAGAATGCCTAAACTAAGAGATATTTTGCTTTGTGGAAATAGAGGCGATCCCATTGCGTATAATAAAATAAACTATCTATTAGAAAATTTATACCAACAAGAAAGAATGATTAATGTTGATATACACACAAATGGAGGTTTGCGCTCTACTAACTGGTGGCGCGATTTAGCAAGACAACGCAGAAACTACGATAAGTTTATGCAAGTATTTTTTTCTATTGATGGATTACAAGACACCAACCACATTTATAGACAAGGAACAGACTTTAATAAAATAATAAACAACGCAAAGGCTTTTATAGATGCTGGTGGAATTGCTAATTGGAGATTTTTAATATTTAAACACAACGCACATCAAATTGAAGAAGCAAGAACACTTTCAAAGGAAATAGGGTTTAGTGATTTTATTACAGAAACTCCGTATATACCTATCGAGGCTCGAAATTGGCAAACCGGCGAATATTATAGTTTATCAGCCGATAACGAGCAAGAAGATGATCCAGACATAACAAAGCAATCAATTGTCAATGCTAATATTTTTGATATAGAATATGAAAATAACTGGGTTGATGTTAAGGAATGCCAACACGCAACACTTCAACACTCAGGAAACTATCGTAATTTTATAAGTGCAGAGGGAATAATTTACCCTTGTTGCTATTGGGAAGATGAAAGAAAAGAAACATATAATATAGAAACGTTAGATATAATAACAGAATTTTCAAAAAGAATGTATCGTAATACGTGTTTAGAAGTTTGTGGCACTACCAAATTACAGAATAAATAACAGTATGACAAAGAAACTAGAGGAACTTTTTGATTTAGCACAACCAGAACCAGAAGAGCCGCCTTCGGACTTTAAACCGGCCGACGCTAATAAATTAAAAACAGTATTAAATGATGTAGACAAAATAGACAGTGCTTTGCCACTTGTTAGAGATTTAGAATCAAATGACACGGAAATGGATACTATCGCTGAAAAGTCTATGTCAACATTCAATGATCTTATGGATTTGGGTATGAATGTAGAAGCACGATACGCGGGTAAGATATTTGAAGTAGCAGGAACAATGATGAAAAACGCTATCGACGCTAGATCAGCGAAGGTAGACAAGAAGTTACGTATGGTTGAACTACAGATTAAAAAACAACGAGTAGATCAACAAGAGCAAAGTGCCGGCGGTCCACTAGAAATAGAGGCAGAAGCAACTATTGTAGCAGATCGCAACGAATTAATTAGGCAAATTTTAGACAAAGGCAAAGACAACGCGGATAAAAAATAGCATAATTAAATAAATAAGTAATATAACTTAAAAGAGTACCCTTATGAAAAGTTTAAAACAATACATTACAGAAGCAAAAACAGATTATCCTTTTAGATTAAAGTTTGCTGTAGAGATTACAGATGAGCATTTAGATCGTTTAGAAGGCGCATTGGATAGATACAACGTTAAGAGTGTATCTAAATCAAGCAAAACAATAATGCAAAAGCATCCAATGGATTTTGGTAATTTACCAGCAAGTGAAGTATACATTGTAGACCTAGTGCTAGAGTATCCAACTACTCCAGATATTTTACAAAATTATATTTCAGGAATGCTAGGCATACCAGAAAGCCACATTGTTGTACGTAGTCCCAATCATCCTGAAGAAGTTCAAAACGACAAGGATCAAAAGGAACTAGACGACACAGATCCAGATGCAAAACCAGAATCACTTTTAGATAGCGATTATCCAGTGAGTGAAGATGATTTACCTGCTGGGCAAGAATACACAGATAAGATGCTTGCTGACGAAGATGAAAAACGCAAAGGTAGATTATTTGATATGGTCAACTTTGCTAAAGATCCAAGTAGTGAAATTGAACACGAACCAGATGAGTTTTTAAAAGCACCACAGGGAACAACCTCACCAGTAGGAACAAATTAAAATGGACACAAAATATAATTTAAATATTACAACATCTGGAGAAGGCGGCGATAATGCTACAACATCAATCACTACTACAGATGCTAATAAACTAGCAGATTTATTAAAACTAGCAGGTATGTCACAAGCACATCCTGTAGCACTAAACGTAAGCCCAGACGAAGATCACGACATGCCCTGCTCAACTTGTGGAGAATCTCCATGTGGTTGCGGTATGAGTGAAGGCGAAAGTTGGGACAATGAGCCAGAAACATTTATCCATTCACCAGAAGAAGTTTTTAAAGTTGGTGATGACTTACATAAGGTAAAGAAAAGCCATGCACCAGTTGCTGGCGGCGATAATCCAATGGCATTGGAATCCGTAGAAGATAAACTACGTGGTATGTACTCAGAATATATTGCTGAGCATCATGAAAAAGATGAAGATGGTAACGTCATTGAACACCCAATTAAAAAAGAAGATGACCAGGTAGATGAGGCAATTAGGTTCGTACCTCGCAGTAAAGCTGAAAAATTTGATTTGATGATGAAAAGACGTTCCTCTGAAAAAGAAGAAAGAGCAATTAATACAGAAAAGTCCAAAAGAGATACTGCAAAATCTGCAGGATATGATGCAGTCGTTGCTGGTAAAGACATCGGCGGCATTGCAAAAGAAGAAACGGAAACAAATACGGATATAAACGATATTAGAAAACTAGCAGGTTTAGGTGAAGCCGCAGGCAAGCGTAAAAAGCCTGAAGAAGTAAAAGCACCAGAAAAGAAAGACGACGGTAAAGGAAAAACCTGGGGCGTAATAGCATAGTCAGGCGTAATAATGCTTATTTCCGAAATACTTCTCGAAAAAGCACCTCCGGGTAGAGAGAAGCAAGTTAAGAAGTTAAAAGATAAAATGTGTGGCGGGAAGGACGACTGTCCCGCCGCATACGCTATTTCTTGGTCACAGCATAACAAAAAGAAAAAGAAATAGCCCTCCATAAACCGTTAAATACAGTTATGTCCTCACTTGACGGAAACTTAGTAAAAAAAGCACACACCAAAGAATCATACACAGATGAGCAACTCTTAGAACTTGCTAAATGTGCTGATCCTGACACTGGTCCTGCTTATTTTTTAGAAAACTATTTTTGGATTCAACACCCACGCAGAGGTAGAATACAATACCATGCGTATGAATATCAAAAACGTTTACTGGAAAGTTACCACACTCACAGATTTAGCGTTAACTTGATGCCACGGCAAACAGGTAAAACTACTACTGCGGCAGGATACTTGTTATGGTATACTATGTTTGTTCCAGACAGTACAATACTTGTTGCGGCGCACAAGTATGCCGGTTCACAAGAAATTATGCAACGTATACGATATTCATACGAAGATGTACCTGATTTTATTCGGCCTGGCGTTTACTCATACAATAAAGGTAGCATAGACTTTGATAATGGTAGTAGAATTGTCAGCACAACTACTACAGAAAATACAGGGCGTGGTTTGTCCATCTCACTATTATACTTAGACGAGTTTGCGTTTGTAAAGCCTAACATTGCGAAAGAATTTTGGACATCCATATCTCCAACACTAGCAACTGGTGGTGGCGCTATTATTACCTCAACACCAAACAGTGATGAGGATCAGTTTGCTATGATATGGAGAGAAGCAAATAAAACAATAGACGAACATGGCAACCAAACAGATTTAGGTCGTAATGGATTTTTTGCGTTTAGAGCATATTGGAATGAACATCCAGATCGTGATGAAAAATGGAGACAAGAAGAACTTGGGCGTATTGGCGCAGAACGCTTTGCCCGCGAGCATGAATGTGAGTTTGTTATTAATGACGAGACACTTATTGATTCAAGAGTTTTAGCATCACTACGCCCAAAAGACGTTTTGCAAAACCAAGGACAAGTTAGATGGTATAGCAAACCACAAAAAGGACACAATTATTTAATAGCATTAGATCCAAGTTTAGGAACAGGTGGTGATAACGCCGCCATACAAGTGTTTGAAATACCCACGATGAAACAAGTAGCAGAGTGGATGCATAATAAAACGCCAGTCCAAGGGCAAATAAAAATATTAAGAGATATCACACATTACATTTCAGAAGAAATAGGTGCAAAGAATTTAGACGTTCCACAAATATGGTTTAGTATTGAGAACAATACACTGGGTGAAGCCGCACTTGTGGTTATAGACGACCTAGGCGAGGAACAATTCAATGGTGTATTTCTGTCTGAAACTAAAAAGCACGGAAATGCTAGAAGGTTTAGAAAAGGATTTAATACCACACATAAGTCAAAATTGCTATCTTGTAGTAGATTAAAGAATCTAATCGAAACAGACAAGATAGAGATTCGCAGTAAAAATTTAATATCAGAACTAAAAACATATATAGCGAGAGGGCAAAGTTATGCCGCAAAAGATGGCGAAACAGACGATTTAGTAGCCGCAACACTATTAATAATACGAATGAGTTATGAAGTAAGGCAATGGGATACTGGATTATTTGACAGACTAAAAGACGATATAGATTCTGAACAAGATATGCCAATGCCATTTATCATGCTTTAAGTATAAATACTACAATGGAAAATATAGAACAAGTTTCACAAGAACTATTTGATAAACTACGATCAGTGTATTCAACATTGTCGATTGGTGACGCAAGTGCTACGAAAACACTTGAGCCTAAGAACGCACGTTTCTTTGATTTTGTATATGAAGATAAGGACGGAAACGAGGCAGGCACAGTTACTATTAGTTTAGTAGATGATAAGTTCAAAGTTTACTATAGTAATGATTTAGTAAACAACTTGGGAGAAAACAAGACAGGTTGGTACAATTTTTTACGTGAAATGAGACAGTTCTCAAAACGTAGAATGATGACATTTGATGTAAGAGATATTAATAAATCCAACTTAGAAAGAAAAGATTTTGA